AGCATTTCTTTATCCTTCTTCCTTTCTTGTGTCTGTAGCTGCAGTTCCCTAGTATTTAACTTAGAAATTGCAAGTTGCTGGCCTAGGTTACTTAGTGAAGCAAATTCTTCTTCTGCTCTTTGGTCTATATAGTTTAAATTATCTTTAAGTATTGATAATCTTCTTTCGTCTATTTTTTGTCCCTGTGCTAGTTTTTTGGTCTCTTCATCAATAGATTTTTGTATATCCTGTTGAAGCGATGTGTAGTAGACATAGCCATCTACCCTCTGCTTTGTAGCTGTTGATATTGACTTTTCTAACCCTAATTGTAATACGCTCGCTTTTGATATAAGATCATTATTTTTTCGTATCTGAATTTTAGTTGACTGTAAATCCTGTAATCCGGATTTTTGACTTAGGATTGATTTATTAATATCTTTATTGGCCTTTAAAATATCTTGCTCAAACGTACTTTGTCTAGTTCTAATACCTAAAACTTCTTTTAAAGATTCCACCAAAGAGCTAGACATGTCATACCCATCAGACTGAAGTTTATTCCTCTTTCTTAAAATTTCATTCTCTTCTTCTAAGACTTTATTAAGTTCCTGCTGTTTTTTTAAATCGTCTGCGGTAGCCATTTAGTTTAGGTATTTTTATATAAATAGGCAAAGCTTCTATTATCTAGAAGCTTTTGTGCTATAATCAGGTGCTTTGATGTGTCCATTTTGTAGGATATTTCCTTGCCCTGATTGTTTTTGATGTGCTTTGTTTTCGTTTTCAAAATACTCAATCATACTTCTATGTATAAATTTTCTTAACCATATAGGAAATTCATATACTGTATCAAAAGCATAACCTCCTTTTCCGTGAAAAACTATATCGTGGAGTTGATTGAAGAGCCCTGCTCTATACTCCGGCGTCAGGCCAAAGAAATGTAACCCCAATAGGAATATCAACCCCTCCATCTGGCCCATCTTCCGGGAAGAATCTTAAATCAACATCTGGCTGAATTTTATTTACATACTCTCTTAAGGCTCTTGAATCTCTAGCAAGTAAGAAGTTGTCAACAAAATCTCTAATTGTTTTAGGTTCTGGACTTCCTTCTACTGATGTAATCATTCTTTTTAACCTTGTTGTAAGTTCTGCTGAAGAGTCTTTATATATTTTTTTCAAACCTTTTATTTCTTGCTCTATTGCTTTTTCATCTCCGTGAGTTAAGATCTTAAAGGTAATATTTGTATTTGTAGAAGGAGTAGTAAATGCAAATTCATTCTTTCCTTTCTCCAATAAGGAGTAGTCAATATCTTTATTTTTTATTTCTGAAAGATCTACTATTTCTTTTTGTCCTTTATATTCAAATTCGTAATCCTTTCCGTATCCTAAAATACGAGAAGCAATTAATATTGCATTTTTGTCTCCTACTAATAGATCTCCGTAGTTGATTGAAGTTACGATAAGCGATTGTAGTAGTTTATCAATAACCACTCCTTGTTGAATGTAATTTTGATTAGTTAGGATATCTTCTTCACGAGCTGTCATGTATTTCATCTCGATTCTACCTTCTGCTAGTGCAGAATCTTTTGAGTAAAGTAATCCTTTTGACGGTAGTTCCACCATTTCGGTAGGAAATTTTTGCTTTTGTTCCATAAATTTTATTTGTTAGTAACTTTTTCTATATATAAATATATGAAGAAAACTTTTTTAAAACAACAAAGCCTACTCCCCTTTTCGAATTAACCATCCTCTTAAAAATTTTCCTGGTGTTTTTGAGTTTAGTAATCTCTTTTGTAGGGTTGTCCACTTTATTCCTGTTGCCTTTGCTAAATCTGGGTAGCTTGTTTTTGTTATAACTTCCCCTGTTTCAAATTGAACTGTGTAAGGTCCTCCTGACCATTGCTTTCCTCCTCGTAGTCTTTCTGAAGTTTTTTTTGATAGGGATGCTCTACCTTCATCTGTCATGTCCGATTTCATCCCTTTAAATACTCTTGTAGAATTGTTTGTATTCCCTTTTAGTGCAATTGCTATTTTTTCTTTATGAGAAATAGATTTACCACTTTGCCATAGCTCTTGTAAAATTCTCCTTGCTTCTCCATACTCTTCTTTTGTAAGTGTTCTCTTACCGTCAAAAGAAATTCTATGAAAAGCCCATAGCATTTTCTTACTATAAATCGAATGCCCTTTCCAATATTCTGCTAATATTTTATGAACTGTATAGTGTTCTTCAGGTGTCAGTAGTGCTGTTGTTGACTTCTTATTAAAGCTTTTAGGAATAATATGATGTGCCTCATAATAAGTCCCTTTACCTTTTTCTCTACCTTCTTGTAATACTTGTCTAATAATCTTAAAATACTGTTCCATAAAAAATGCCTATTTACTTTATTATAAATAGGCATAAGTTTTAAAAAGTAGTAGTTAATTACACAACATCAATAATTTAGGACGCAGTAATCCATTGCTACTTCTATTCCTATCTCTACTATTCCGTCAGCAGATGTCCAGTCAAATTGTCCAAAATCTCCTTTTGTTAAGAAAGCTCCTTTTATGATCCATTCCCCTACGATATCTCCTACAGGACCTAGAATATTTAAAGTTAAATCTTTCTTATAGAAATCTGAATATCCAGCTCTACCTGTTACTGATTCGTACCCTAATCTAGCCCATTCCATTACTGCTTGAGCTCCAGAAGGTGTAATTGGTGAATACAAGGTCATAGACATATTTTCCCAGTTTCTTTTCCCTCTTAGTTTTCTATAAGAGTTAATATGATCTAATTTGATCTCTGAATCTGAAAAGGTAGGTGCTTTCACGTTTTTAATCATGAAGGCTGGGATATTATCTATATACATTACGAACCTGTGTTGAACCATTGGTTCGAAGGCTCTGAACATTATCTCATTAGGGTCCAATACGGCCATGTCTGTTTATTTTTTAATTGTTATTTTTTTATTATAAATATACTACATTAGTAAATTATGCAAAAGTAGCTCCAGTTGGTTCAATTGTAAAGTCTAATACTACAAATTCAATTGTTTTAGCTGGTTGAATGAATATTTGTCCTATCAATTGATTTCTATCTACAACATCTGCTGTGTTGTTTGTATCGTCCATTACAACTCTGTAAGCATAAAGACCTTGTCTCTGTACTACTGATTCTAAGTAAGGATTTACTGTCGCTAAGAACTTATTTCTAGTTGCTATAGTATTCTGTTCGAATACTAAGTTTCTTGCTTGGTCACCAATAAACTTCTTAAGTTCTATAAGCAAACGTCTTACATTTACTCTATCCAAAGCTGATGCTTTAGTTTGTAAAGTTTTTTGTCCGAATACTGATATACCTGATCCTGGGAATGTAGCGATTGGATTAACTTTTGCTGAGTAAAGAGTATCTCTATCACCTTTAGTTAATTTTCTTTCTGCTTGAATTACTCCTCCGATTCCTCCTCTTACTAAACCTGCTGGTGCAAACCATGGTGCTGATGAAGCATCTGTGAATGCATATACTCCTGGAATTACTGTTCCGGCTGGAGTCCATTCGTTTCTTCCTGTAGCAGATTTAATTTGTAACCAAGGCCAGTAAGTTGCTGCGTAAGAACTGTTTAATGTAGCTGCTTGTGCTGTTACGGCGGATACTAGCGATCCTGTTGAAACCAAGTCGACTACTGCGATACAGTCTCCCCTTGATTCTGCTAAAGAGATAAAAGCACTTACTGTTGAGGTAAATGTACTATTATTGTAAAGTAATCCTGGTGTAGATATGATGTTAAATTGGTACTCGTCTTTATTTGCAAGAAGTGAAAGTGCTACTGTATAATTTGCTGCTACAACTCCCTGTGAAGCACCGTTTCCGCTAATTGCAGAGAAGAATGTTGCTCCAGCTGCTACTGCTCCTGATGCATTATAAAATGAACCTGAGCTAGTTATTGGAAGTGATCCTGAGTACGAAACTCCTGCTCCATCTCTATTAACTGTTACTCCATCATTTGATAGGTAGTAGTTTGTCGGAAGATTAACTGCAGATACTCTAATATAGTTTGAAGAGTTTGGATATTCACCTACTGGATAGTTATACGATGTTGAACCATCTGTTACTACTGTTACATACTGGTTACCTATTACTTTCTCAATATAGTTATCTGAATTTGGATCAAGGTTTACGTTAAATGTTTCAAGGATTGTCTTATTACTTGTATTATCATCTCCCTGTCTTATTAGTACTGAGAATGTTCCTAATGCGTCATTTACGTTAGCAATCTCCCATCTTACGTTATCTGCAGATCCAGATACTAAAGATCCGTCTGTATTAACTGCACTTCCTGTAGTTGAGAACTGTCCTGGTGCGTTATTATATAATACTCCTTTTCCTAAAGTTGTTAAAGAGAAAGGTTCCACAGATGCTTTAGCTGATGATGATATAAATGTAGTAGTTGCACCTAAATAAGTTCCGGATACGATTCTAGTTACTAAAGCTGTTTGTCCACCATTTTGGAAATAGTTCTTAACTGCTACTGAAGTTAGAAATTCATACTGTTTGTTAGAAGCTGATAAAAACGTTTCACCGAACTTTCTTACGTAGTCACTATACGATGTAACGATAAGAGGCTGGTTATCCGGCCCTTTTACTGTTGGTCCAACAAAAGCTGCTCCTGCCTGGATTGGTGCTGGTGTGATATAAGAGATGTCGTTTTCTCTTGTATATACTCCTGGAGAGATAATTGATTCTGCCATGTTTTATAAATTTGTTTTTTAATTTATTATAAATATCATCTGGTTTTGGTAAACCATCCTATAGTGTTGTTATCTGTATTCTGTAATAAATAGGAAAGGAGAGTCGAAACCCCTTTCTATTATGTAAGTGGAATAAACTCTCCGTTATCAATATCCAGAGTACCTTTTCCGTAACTACTTTCTAGAAACTCTGCTAAAGTTTTTTCCTCCTCCTGCAGTGTATTTAGTATCTGCTCTGCTTCAGTTCTTCTGTGTTTAATTCTTATTTTTTGTAATTCAATCTGACCTAGTTCTGTTATAACTGCTTGATTGTTTTGCTGTAACTGCTTCACTTGATTAATAATCTCCTGAGGTATTTTTACTCTTTCCATTGTTTCTATTATATGAATAATGTTATGATTTTAAGTAGGATGGCTACTACTGCTCCAGCATACCCACCGTATCTACAATCTTCCAAAGAGAAGGGAGCATCTTTTTTAACAGATAAATACCATTCTCTTAAGTAATTTCCACTAAATGCTAATCCGTACCCTACAAAACACATTACTAAAGGTGATGTATTCCAAAATGTTCCCATAAAATAGAAATTAGTTTCTGTAATTCCTGTGAATAGTACTAATAGTATCATAATAGGAATCATAATTAGAATGCTATTATTAAAATGTTTGTTCCAATTTTCTTTATAGTATTTAGCTGTAAAGAATAATGGGATGTCAGTTAATGGTAATGTTACCATTCTTTTAAAGTCTTGATAAATTGTTGTTTTCATAATTGTTTAATTGATTTAATATAGTGATTTTTATATATTTTTTAAAGTATTTGTTTTATAGTTTAATGTGTTTTGTTCATCTGAATTAAAATTTGTTCCTAAAAATGTGTGTGAACCATTTTCTACAATATCCCATATTTCATACTGTTTCCAACCTGTATTTACAGCATAATTCCACAATACATCCACTGAATACTTATCACTTCTTAAATTTCCTAATTCAACAAAAAGACCATCAAAATTTGTTGTTGATGCTTCTTCATATAATGTTCTGTAATGTTCGTATGAATCAAATTCATATTTTCTAAATATTGCCATAATATTATGCGTAAGCTGTTAATCCTATTGATACTAGGTATGTGTTATATGCTGTTCTAAAATTTTGAACTTGTGTGTTAGTTATTGATGCTCCCATGAAATAAGAAGAATATGTTGCCCACGCAAAACTACCAGCTCTAGATATACTTTGATTTGAACTCAAAATTCCATTAGAAGAAAGTGTTGTATTTTGAATTACCGATTTTTGAATTACAGATATGTTTGTTGAGTCATACCTAACAATTCCTGTTAAACCTGCTTGTATATTGATAGTTAAAGGAGTACCTGTTTGTACCCCAAATGCTGAATTAAAGCCTACAAGTCCTGTAGAATTAAAACCATTCGTAATATGGTTTCTTAGGTTGTTACTAATTGTTCCATCAACGTAAAAACCATTTGCGTTATTAGAAATCACTGCAAATCTACTGGCGCTATTTGTAGTATAGTTAATACCACTATTAGCTGGGTTGTAGTTAGTATCAACGTATCCTGTATTTGCCGATGTTATTCGTATACCTGTCACTTCATAAGATGTACCGCCAACGTATGTAGATAAAGCGTAAGGACCGTATGGGTTCTTCCAATTAATTCTAGCAAAGTTTGATAAATTTACATCATTATAAGAAAAATTAAAAAAAACATCACTTATATCCCATATACCGTTAGATTTCATATCTGTGATTAGTATATCACAATACCCTAATTGTGTTGGTGTTGGGATAGTAAACCCTTCAAAGGAAGCTCTATTAATTACTTGTTGTAATTCAGAATTTAATGGAGTATATCCAGCATCATATAGTGGGTAATTATAAGACGTTAGCGCCTGTGCTTCAGCTATAGATAAGGTTCTATTCCAACCTGCTAATTGTTTTAATCTTATTGTACTACCTGAATTCTGTTGTAAACTTAGGTATTTTAATAAACTTGGATTTGCAAATGTTGATAAAGCCACCTGCGAACCATCCATCCACAATCTTATAGTATTTCCAGAAACAGTTAATAAACTTTTAGTGTACGCTGCATTTGCGTTGTAGGGTATGGAGTTTACTATTACAGTAACAGCTCCACTATTCTCTCTTTTGTAAAAAGAATTAGAATTATTACTATTACCGTAAAGTATCAAATAATCTGAACTAATTGATGGGCCTGTTTCATTACCTAACATTAAAAATGGATTAGCTTGTAATTGAGAACCACCATTTTTAGATAATTCAAAATATAGACTACAATTTGAGCTTCCATTAAAATTTGTTATAGTAGCGTCACTTTGTTTTGTTACTTGAGCTGTTGTTGTTGGTATGTAAGATGATGGAAATATAACAGGTGATGATACAGAGGTGAAAAGTAATGTACTTTCTATCTGAGCACCCCAAGCATACACTTCATCACCATTTGTTTGGATACGTATTTTACCTGTGTTAGAGTATATACTACAGTTTCCACTTGTAGTTGCCACACCATTTACAAATGTAAATTGATTTAATCCTGTAACAGTTATTGAAGCAACTGATACGTCAGCTCCAGCTCCTGATGTTGCATCAAATCTTATAGCGTCACCAGTGCTAAATCCATGATTTAATGCTGTTGTTACAGTATATGTACCTGATGTTGATGCGTAAGTACCTGTCAATGTTGTTGCAACAACAAATGCTCTTGTCCAAGAAACTGAGGATAGTGATGTAGTTGCTGAAGATGGTCCCATGTCTACAATTACATCTCCTGTCCCTGTTTTTCTTTT